ATATCAACTATTCCCCGGAGTTTTTATTCCGGCGCGTATTTTTACGTTTCCTACAAATAATCAAGAAATTAACGAACAAATTGTAGGAATACGCGACGCAAACGGATTTAATTTTTACAATTTTGGACTTTCAATACTGGCCGTTCGTTACTTAGGACCAACCAATTTAGCTACGTATGTTCAATCTGGTAACAACATTGTTGTCACACTAAATAATCATAATTTAAGGATTGGAGACAATGTTTATCTCGTGTTTACTAGCGGGACCGCAGTTACTGCAACTCTTCCCGTTACTGCCAGAACCGCAAACACTTTTACATGTCTTGCTGCTGCACCGCTCACTACGGCAGGGGGCGTGAATGTCCAATTATCAACCACATTTGATGATGTGCGTTGGACAGAAACACGTGTTAGATTGCGTTCAATTTTTCCTCCTATACCGTTCTTAGTTGGTGAACGCTTAGTCGATCGTGTAGTCGAACGTGACCCTGGAATTTTTTCTTCCTACAGCCGAACAGGTACAACAGTAACTGTTAATTGTACACAGCCGCACGGGTTATCAACGGGTAATTTAATTTTTGCAGCTGTTTTAGGCGGCGCTGTTACATCAAAACAGTACACTGTAACAGTAACAACAACAACACAATTACAGTTTACAACCACAGATAGTGGCGTTACTGGAGGAAGTTTAGTTGTTAACCGTTTAATACCAGGTTATGAGTACGGGAACTACGTGGGGTATACAATGACTGGCGTAGATTACACCACAAATGAATTAATTTTGCAACGAGATGGCAGTTACGGAGCAAAAACAGTAAACAATAAACCAGTTACAACAGAGCCTGCTGAGCGTGGGTTCTTGGTTGGAAGATTTTTAAGTACAGAAATACGTTATCAATGTACTTGTCAAGATTACATGCGCCGTGAGGGATATAATTTGTACAGTACTTCGGAGAATAGTAAATTTCCTGTAACACCAATTACCTCTACAAAGCCGGGGGAAAGGCTTAATAAAAATGATACTGTCAGTAACGTTCGTGATAATCCTGGAACATACGGAGATCTTGGCTTTATTGCAACAGTGGACGGGTTTTATAAATTACCTGATTATGCAGATACAACACCAAAATCTTATCCAAATTTACAATATTATCAACTCCGCTGGTGTAAGCACATCTATGCCGCTTTATTTTCTATTAATCACGATGAAGGCAACACACCTATCTTAGGTCAAGGCAGGTATCAACAAACAGGACCGAACATAACCGTGAGCGTGGTTAATCACGGGTTAGCTAAAAATGGTAAAATTCAATTAGATTTTACTAGCGGTTCAGCTATTTCTGGAGAATACACAGTAACGCAAGTTATTGATGACAATAATTTTCAAGTTGTGTATCCATTTAGTGGATCAACAAATGGATACTGTACGGTAAGCAATATTAAACGTCATCAATTTATTGATGCTTGGTTATTAGAGCCGAGTGATAAGCCGGTGGGGGATGATCTAGACACCTTTTATAACAGTTTTGATAAAGAAAATAAACGTCTCAGCGTGTCAGCAGAACGCTTATTAATGATGAAACAGGGAATGAAGTGGGTTGGAAGCAAAACTATTACTGGAGCCGCAAATCTTCCTCAACAGGTTGCAGATTATGACCCTCAACTAGCAACAATGATGATGACAGACGAGATAAGGCGAACTGATGGTGATTTAAATCGTTCAGGTATTTTGCAAAACAGTACTGAACGTATGTCCGCAATGATGAGTAAATTACTGAACGTAGAACCGAGTCAAATTTTAAGTGAAAAATTTGGCATGCTTAATCAACCTCTTTACAACTACGACACGACTTACCAGTATGGATTAATAAATGGCGGCACTTATTTAAATGGGATTCCTTATTCAGTGCCAGGAGCAAGCACCACGATCCCAGGCACTACAACAGAAGATCCAAATACTGTCACAATTCTCGATTGTTTAACTTACAATCCGTATATTAGTCAAGAATTTACAGTTGATTCTGGGACTTACGATTAACTATGACCGTACAGATTCTTAGCCGACGCTCTACCCTCCTCTACGACCGCCCGTTTCCAACTCGACTGGGAGTTGGAGAGCTGGCTTTAAACGCAAACGCAGCAGATCCAGGTCTGTATTTTGCAGACAGCGTTAACACCACGTTAATTAAAGTTGGCCCTACTTTTATTGGGGCCACCGCTCCCAACCTAACCCCTAGTGGTTACGTATCGCTATCTAAGGGCGAGTCGTGGCTTGATACTTCCAGCACACAAGTTTTAAAAATTTATGATGGATCAGCTTGGCAAACACCGAAAGCCGTGGCGTCTATCAGCTCAGGAAAACCCATTAACCCGGTTGATGGGCAGTTGCACTATGATTTGGCTCTTTCTAAGCTCTACGTGTATCGTGCTGCAACTACAACGTGGCTTGCTGCTGCCTAAGGATTAGAAGTTTTAATTAAATAATCAAGAATACGATCTAGTTTATTGTGGACTGCTTGCATTTCACGTAAAAAATCTTCTTTCAAAACATAGTCGTGTAGCACAGTGTTTCTCAAGCTGTCCAGATCTTTTTCAACTTTTTCAAAACGCCGGGTGATGCGATCTTGAAAGTTACCGTGGGCTTTGGAAATTCCACCAAAAGCGCCTGCTGCTCCGGCTGCAGCCGCAATGAAAACCTCTGGCCCCACCATCAAACTGGTTATTTGTTACTTATATTCTAAAGGGTTTAACCAACTAAAATAAATCTAGGAGAAATGACAGAGTGACTGCAACCTACGATCCGAATATAGTAGGTGCGATTGAGGTCTTGGTGGACTTGATGTCTGCCAATGGCTTCACCCTGGTGCGTGAACCATACGATCCAAACTATCGTGGATTAGTTGACGCTCTTCTTGATTTAAAAGAAGGGTTCCCTCTTTACATCCCGCATCGTGTAGGGTTTGATGCAGTTGCTGCTGAAAATGTTACTGCCGGAGATGTTGTTTATTTACGTAGCTCAGACGGTAAAGCTGCAAAAGCAATCGCGGATGGAAGCTCATTAGACGCTGCTTATGCTGTAGGTTTTGTTGATAAGTCTAAACTAGCCGGTGAAACAGCAAGAATTGTTGTGGCAGGTGTTCAAACGTTATCCGCTTCTTTAGATCCAGGGGAACTTTATTTTCTTTCGGCCACAACGGCAGGAGCCATTGAATTAAACCCTCCAGCTACACCAGGGCAATATGTAACTCGGGTTGGGGAGGCGTCAACCGTTCATGATTTTGTTGTTCAACTTGAGCCGCCAATTCGATTAAGATGACCGCTACTTTTGCACCTAATTCAACAGGATTAATAGAAGCGCTAGTTGATTTAAAAGATACGTTCTCTTCCACAATACCAGTTTCCGTAGGACTTTTAACAAGTGGAATTACTTTTGAAGCGGTCAGCCAAGGAGACGCTCTTTATTTACGAAGTCTTGATGGAAAAATCGGAAAAGCAGTAGCTAATGTCAATAGCGATAAAGCAACTGTAATTGGTTTTGCAAGGACATCGCAGCTTGCTGGTCAGCTGGTTCAAATCAGTGTTATGGGAATTCAACCCATTAGCGGACTGACTGTAGGAAGTTACTATTTTTTATCAGATACAAACCCTGGCGCCATTACTGCTGTTGTTCCTGCTTTATCCGGAAGTTATGTCACGCGGGTAGGACAAGCAGCCAGCTCAAATGAGCTGGCAATTGAACTTGAACCGCCTATTTTTTTATCACAATATTCAATTGGAACTGTCTCAATTATTCCAGCAGATGGCATTGGAACACTTACAATTATTAGTACAGCTGTAGGAACGGAGTACATCGGTTACTTGAGCACTGGAGCTGGTACCAATGCAGGCAGCGGTGCCATTGGTAGCATAAGTATTACACCTGCACCCTAAGTATTTGCCACTAAGCCATGACTTATAACGCAGGACAAAGTTATAACTTTACTTACACTAAAACAGGCGCTGCGACCGTAACGGGCCAGCAGTGGGGCATCAACCCCGAGGCTGAGGTTACCCTTACCAACCCCACCAGCTCAACCTGCACCGTAGCATTCGGAAATAATGCTACTGGAGATTACCTTTTGAGTTTACGTGTCTCAGCCACAGGCGCTGTTGATAGTCCGCAAGACGCTAGTCAAACATTAACTATTGCAGCTGGTTCGCAAAAACCAAGCGTTACAATTACAAACGTATCTATAAACTATTCAAACTTGCCTCAAAACTGTGCCTACGGGCCAAACGCACCTGGTACAGTTATAAGTGGGGTCAATTTGACTCCAGGTATTTCTTGGATTGTAACTTCAAGTGGGAACACGTCAGGACTTACTTATACCATCGAAGTTATCAATATTAGTGATGGTAACAAACGCCACTGGTATGTTACTGGCATTACAGGCAATTATGTTTCCGGGTTTAATTTAAATGGTGGGTCTAAAGGATCTACTTCCTATGATAACTACGCAGCTTTTGGTGATTTAAGAAACACTGATGGCTGGGTAGGAGCTTTCCCACCATCTGGTATTACACATACCTTAAAGTTTATTGTCAGACCTGTGCTCGCTGCAGCTGCTCCGGCTGACTTGGTTGAAGGCAGTGTTAACGCAACCTGGGCGGGCTCATAGCAATGACGTTAAGAAAACCAATTGTCTTAATTTCCGGGCTCTTTGAGGAGTTAAACGTACCTGGCGACGGCCTTAATTTTTCTGGTAACACGACAACAGATTTAAATGAGGGGTCAAACCTTTATTTCACCAATACGCGGTCCAGGTCAGCAATTTCAATTGCTAATTCAGGAACTGGTTACGGCTCACTAAGTTATAACAGTTCAACAGGCGTTATTACTTACGCTGTTGTTACTAACGCCAATATCTGGGGATCTTTAAGTGTTGCCAGCGGCTCAGGACTGACCTTTAATTCTTCTACCGGTCAGTTTGGCACCAGTGCAATCCCTAATTCCCAACTCGCCAATAGTTCGATTACTTTTGGCAGTACATCTGTTTCTCTTGGCGGCTCCTCTAGTACTCTCGCTGGCCTTACGAGTGTTACTGCAACAACCCTGATAGGCAGTACTAACGTCATTTCAGGTGCTGCGGGAGCAGCAAACAGCATCACACTTGGCAGCACCGGCATCGTCTTTGAAGGCTCTACAGCGGATGCCAATAAAACAACTCTCAATGTTACCGATCCAACGGCAACACGTACAATTACGCTGCCTGATGCAAGCGGCACGCTTGCACTTCTTAACTCCCTAAGTGTCACAAATAGCGGCACGGGATTTGGTTCAATTAGCTATAACAGCGGGACAGGTGTTCTTACCTATAACGTTGTTACAGCCGCAAACATTCGCGGAACACTTTCAGCATCTACAACTGGAACCGGCTATGGCTCACTTACTTATAGCAGCTCGACTGGTAATTACGATTTTGCTGTTGTCACTGATGCCAATATTCGTGGAAGTCTCAGCGTCGCTGTAGGCTCCGGACTTACTTACAGCTCCTCAACTGGGCAGTTCGGTACCAGCGCAATTCCTAACTCTCAGCTCGCTAACTCCACAATTGGTATCGGCAGCAGTAGCGTTGCACTGGGATCGAGTATAACGGCGCTTGCTGGTTTATCCTCGGTTACAGCAACAACAATCTATGCTGGAACCCTAGGCACAGCAAACTCTGTGTACCTGGACAGCTCTGCTGGTGCCGTAACGTTTGAAGGCGCTACTGCAAACGCTTTTGTTACCAAAATTGTTGTTACTGATCCGACTGCAACACGAACAGTAACTTTACAAGATTTAACAGGTACTGTTGCACTTAGTACAAACAACCTTTCATTCTTCTCTTCCACGACTTCAGCCCAGTTAGCTGGCGTACTGAGCGATGAAACCGGTACGGGTGTAGCTGTTTTTAACGTCTCCCCGTCACTGACAACACCAACAATCGGTTCTGCTGGCGCCAACTTCAGCGGCTCTACCTCAGGCACGACCGCTCTAGCTGCGTCTGCAACGGCGTCTGGTACTCTGACGCTTCCTGCTGCGACAGATACCTTAATTGGTAAAGCGACGACAGACACGCTGACAAACAAAACGTTTGACACTGCCAGCACTGGGAACGTCTTTAGGATTAACGGTACTCAAATTACAACGAATACTGGAACAGGTTCTAATGTTTTAGCGACGCTTCCTACTTTTGGTGCTACCGGAATTAACTTCAGTGGGTCCACATCAGGCACTACGACGGTACTGGCTTCCGCCACGGCTTCTGGATCCCTGACGCTACCTGCTGCAACGGATACGCTGATCGGTAAAGCCACGACTGACACCTTAACCAATAAGACGTTTGATACTGCAGGTACGGGAAACAGCTTCAAGATTAACGGGACCGCAATTACTGCAGTCACTGGTACTGGTTCAGTTGTACTAGCAACGCTTCCTACTTTTGGTAATACCGGAGTTAACTTCAGCGGATCTACGTCAGGGACAACAACTCTGCTTGCTTCTGCAACTGCATCAGGTTCATTAACCCTTCCAGCAGCTACAGATACGTTAATTGGTAAAGCTACGACCGATACTTTAACCAATAAAACATTTGATACTGCAGGCACCGGTAACTCTTTCAAGATTAACGGTACTGCCATTACAGCGGTAACTGGTACTGGTTCGGTTGTACTTGCAACGTCTCCTTCACTGACAACACCTTCCCTGGGCGTTGCTTCTGCCACGACGATCAATAAAGTAACCATCACGGCTCCAGCAACAGGCTCGACCCTTACAATTGCTGACGGTAAAACCCTTACCGTTTCCAACACGATGACGTTGACCGCCACCGACGGATCGACGCTCAATTTCGGTGCTGGCGGCACTTTTGCTTACGTGGGAAGCAATAACGCCTTCACTGGAGCCAACACGTTCACCAACACCACAGGGCAAACATTCCGCCAAACTTCAACACAGGACGGAATTATTCTCAATGGCCGCGCTGGTGGTACTAACTCTTATGCAGTCACTTTTACCCCCACCACTTTAACTGCAAACCGTACTCTCACAATTCCAGATGAAACAGCAACTCTCGCTTCTCAAGATTTTGCTACTGCAATTGCAATTGCGTTAGGATAGTATTATGTCAACACAAGTACAATTTCGAAGAGGTACTACCGCTGAAACAGCATCTTTTACCGGTGCTGTCGGTGAAGTTACTGTAGATATTAGTAAAAATGTTTGTGTTGTCCATGACGGCGCAACGGCAGGCGGTTATCCGCTTTTGCGTCAAGACGGTACAAATAGTTCGTTTTCTCCGGGTTCTCTTTCTAGTTGTGCTTTAAAATTTGCAACTAGCGCAAATACCGGTATCATTAGTCCATCACCTGGACAGATCGCCTTGGTCAACAATGGTGTTGTTAGTCTTACAATAGATGGATCGGGCTCTGTGTCCATTCCCGGCAACGTTTCCATTACCGGCTCTTTAACCGTTACAGGAAGCTTCGACTCATCTGATAACCTTGCTCTTATTGTTGCCCTAGGCTGATATGGCTAATACTTTTACAAAAAGCACCAAATCGAGCCTGGTTCAAGCTACGACCGGCACTAACGAATCCAACACGTCAACAACCTTTGACATTGTTACCGCTGGTAGCACCGCGACACTGATTGTTCTGAGTATCCTGATTTCAAATAAAAGCGGCAGCAGCGCTAACGCTAACGTTTATCTGCTCCCCAACGGCGGAACCGGTGTGTACTTAATTAAGAGTGCACCAGTCCCTGCGGGGTCCTCCTTGGAGATGATTTCAGGTAGCAAAATTATTGTTAACTCTAGTGATATTATTCGAGCCAGTTCTGACACTTCTGCAGCTTTAGATATTACAATTAGTTACCTGCAGCAGACCTAAGGAGGTAACTGATAATGGCATTAACTAATGTTGATACTGGCAGGTTAATTGATGGTAGCGGCGGTGCCATCATAGGCAGTAAAAATAAAATTATCAACGGCGCAATGGCTGTTGATCAACGTAATGCTGGCGCATCTCAAACATTTACAGCGGCTGCAGCGCTCGCCTACAGTGTTGATCGTTGGTATGGATATTGCACTGGTGCAAACGTTACAGGGCAAAGGGTAGCTGGTTCTGGTACAAGCCAATATCGTTACCAATTTACTGGCGCAGCTTCTGTCACTGCAATTGGTTTTGGTCAACGTATTGAAGCAATCAACACTGTTGATTTAGCAGGCACAACAGCAACTTTATCTGTTGATCTTGCTAATAGTTTACTTACCACTGTGACGTGGACTGCGTATTACGCAAACACATCAGATACATTCGGTACCCTTGCTTCCCCCACCAGGACTCAAATTGCAACAGGATCATTCACTGTTACCAGTACGGTAACTCGTTACAGTACTCAGATTAGTGTTCCGTCTGCTGCTACGACTGGGATTGAAATTGTTTTTACGGTTGGTGCACAAACAAGCGGTACATGGACAATCGGTAATGTCCAATTGGAGTCTGGTATCTCGGCCACACCATTTGAGCGCAAGATCTACGGGCAGGAGCTGGCGTTGTGTCAGAGGTATTATCAAGTTTTTAACAATATTAGTGCTGAAGGTTACGCAAGTGGAATACAAGTCCGTCAAACCACTCCAATGACGTTCCCTGTTCAAATGCGAATAGCCCCAACGCGAACTGTTATTACCACAGGCTCTTATACCAATATCCGAAGTAGCTCCAGTGTCTACGCTGGTCTGGGCATAATGTTCCTTACAAATACTGGCACCTCGTGTTCCATGGAATCAGCAGCAGCTGGATATATGTACATGAATAACCAATCTGAATCCATGTCTGCGGAGCTGTGATCATGTATCAATTAACTTCTGGAACTTTGATCCTCCGCCTCGCGGACAACGCCTTCATCCCACCCGATGAGGCTAATACCGACTACCGCGAATACCTGGCTTGGCTTACCGAAGGTAACGAACCACTCCCCAATCCAGACGTACAACCCTACACCTGGGACCAAGCGATCAGCAAGAGGGATCAACTCCTGACTGCCTCCGATTGGACCATGATCCAAGGTTGCACGGTTGATCAGCACGCATGGGCTGTTTACCGCCAGCAACTTCGTGATATCCCCCAGACCTTTGCAGGACAGGATCCTTTAAAAATTGTTTGGCCTGAGAAACCCTCTGCCAATGGTCCGAACAGTAACCGCGAGGAAGTGGCGGCAGAACCCGAAGCAGTGCAAGAGCCTGTGACAGTTGAAAAATTGTCCACGCCCCCTCTTTCTGCTTCCCCCGAGGCTGCTTCCGCTGACGCAACGCCTGCTGCCCCTGAAGCTACCTCTGCTGACGCTGCCCCCGCTACAATAGAGGAACCAAAATCTAAAACAACGAAGTAATAAAAGTGCCGTACTTAGGGAACGATCTTCAAGTTGCTAACACAACTTACCGTGTTATCGACGATATTTCTTCCGGGTTCAATGGAAGCACCACTTCTTTTGCTTTAAAAGTCCAAGGGCTTACTCCTGTACCCTTCCCTGTTAACGAGCAAAACTGTCTAATTTCTGTCGGCGGTGTACCGCAGAAACCAGACTATACAGGTGCTGAAGGTTTTAAATTTTCTGGTAGCAATATTGTTTTCTCTTCTGCTCCAGCAGCTGGCGAGAAGTTCTGGGGCGTAATTCTGGCCGGTGCTGATTATGTTGCAGCGGGTGTTACTTATCCGAACGGTACTGCAAATACGCCAAGTATTACATTTGGTTCTAATACGTCCACCGGGTTATTCCTTTCAAGTACTAACGTTTTAGGAATTGCTACAGGTGGTGTACAAGCTGTAACGGTTGATTCGGCACAGCGTGTAGGGATTGGCACTACGAGCCCTAGCGAATTATTACATCTTTCAAAGGCAGGAAACCTATACCTACAGGCCACAAATACATCTACCAACGTTAGTGCTTACTTTGGGCAAGATTCTGGCGGAACGTACATTGGAAATGTTGGCACAGGGTCTCCAGTTCGTTTTAATGTAAATAATAATGAAGTAGCACGGTTTGATACCAGCTCAAGGTTTTTAGTTGGCACGTCTTCTACGTCTGCCGCATGTACTGCTCTGTTTCAAGGTAATAGTTCTGTAAGCACAGGCGCCGGTATTGTGC